GTTTCCCAGTCACGATCATTTGCGGTATGGATGAACTTGCCTGTATGCGTCCAGATCGAAACAGGGGCGACAGAGCGTCTGTTGAGGCATATGACGTACACCAAGACCTAAAAGGCCCAGAGAAGTCACCTAGCGTGGCCTGTGTGGGCATTACGTCTAACCTACAAGGTAAGCGGGCAGACGTATTGATTGCAGATGACGTAGAGAGCCAGAAGAACGCGGCTACTGCTGAAATGCGTGATCGTCTAACCCACTTAACCAGAGACTTTACCTCCATCTGTTCCAAAGGTGATATTATCTACCTTGGTACACCTCAGTCGGCAGAGAGCATTTATAATGCCCTTCCTAGCCGGGGCTTTGCTATACGCATATGGCCCGGTAGATACCCCACTGAGGAAGAGGAGCGTAACTATGGTCTGTTCCTAGCGCCTCTTATTAAAGACGCTATGGAGCGCGATCCTACACTACGTACAGGCGGTGGTATCACTGGCCTTAGAGGTAAGCCTACCGATAGTGTAATACTTGGTGAAGAAATCCTTGTCAAAAAGGAGATTGACCAAGGCGCTGCATACTTCCAGCTACAGCATATGCTTGATACGAGACTTTCTGACCAAGAGCGTTACCCGCTTAAGGTAAGTAAGCTCGTGTTTATGAGTGTACCTGCTACGAGTATGCCTATCAAGGTTAACTACTTAGCCGATCCATCCAACCGTATAAACCTGCCTACAGACTATCCATTGACAGACCTCATGTATTCTGCTGCCTCTTTTGGCACAGAGTTCGGAGCCTTCCAAGGGACAAATATGTATGTTGACCCGGCTGGTGGTGGACAGAATGGAGACGAGACTGCTTACGCCGTGACTAAGTTCATAGCAGGTAAAGTAGTGCTTGTTGACATCGGTGGAGTACCCGGAGGACTTGGTGATAGCTCGTTAGATGCCCTTACTGCAATAGCAGTCAAGTGGAAGCCTAATCATATTGCTATCGAAAAGAACTTCGGTAATGGTGCTCTAAGTCAAGTATGGACGCCTACGCTTCTCAAGAAACACAAGTGTGAGATCGAAGACGTGTGGGAAAGCGGCCAGAAAGAGCTACGGATCATTGATACACTTGAGCCTGTAATAGGTACGCATAGACTTATTGTCGATGAACGTCTTATACTACAGGACTGGAAGAGTGTACAAGGTTATCCAGCAGAGCGCAGAGCCTCCTATAGCTTATTCGCACAGATGGCTAGGATCACCCGTGATCGGGGCGCACTGTATCACGATGACCGTCTTGACGCATTAGCGGGTTCAGTTAGATACTGGATCGAAAGTCTATCCCAAGACGAGCACATGGCGCAAGTCGCCGCACAACGTAAGTCCTATGAAGAGCTTATGAAAGACCCGTTAGGTAACGGTAGACCTATGCCCGGTTGGGAAGGTATGCACGGCCTAAGCGGAATACAAAACAACTCAATAGCTGCATTAAAGCGGCGATGGTAATAAGGAAAATACCCATGACAAAAGAAACCCCTTCTGTTACTAAGACAGACACACAAGAAATTCTCAAGGAGACTGCCTTGATTAACGTAGAACAGCCTACTGACACACCAGAAGTAGACGCTAACACACAAGCCGTTGTTGATGCGATCCGGGAGAAGGTCGGTACTAACTCAGCTAAACTACCTTGGCCGCAAGACCGTAACGGTACTACTCTCATGCTTCGTCGGGAAGGTGCTCGGTCTATTGGCCGTATTGGTGGTCGTGAAGATCGACTTGCCCTTGTCCTAGAGACATTGGAAATTCTACGTATGTATGCGATTGAAAAGTACGAAGCACAGATCGAAAGCAAAGCTGCTAAGAAAGAACGTGCAGATGCTCGTCAAGCATTTAAAGAAGAGCAGGCTATTCGTGAAGCTAAAGCTGCTATCAGCGAGAAGCGTAAACAGGCCCGTGCCAACAACGCAGAGGCCAAACGTCTTGAGCGTGAGTTCAACAAGCGAGAAGCTGCATTAAAAGCCTCTAAAGAAGCCGAATAATGAACTTTGCATCATTCTTTGGGGCAATCAGGCCTACTATGCCCAGAGGTCGGCTTACTTCTAAACAAGTGACTGGCTTCGAAGCTATCATAAATGAGTGTATTAGACAGGAGTTTACTCTTGCTCATACTGCCTATGTCCTAGCAACGGCCTATCACGAAACGGGAAGCCGTATGGAACCTGTACGTGAAGGCTTTGCTAAAACGGACGCAGGTGCTCGTAAGGCCGTTGCCAATCTGTTCAATAAAGGCATTATCCGTTGGGATTATGCTGCGGAACAGAGCAACGGACAGAGTTACTATGGTAGAGGCCTAGTTCAGTTAACGCATTTAGATAACTATGCAAAGACAGGACATGCACTCGGATTAGACCTTGTATCATATCCAGACAATATGCTTGAATTAAGCGTATCCGTTTCAGCTATGCTATGGGGTATGAAGACAGGAGCGTATCGTAAAAAGTCTCTTGAAGAGGCCTTACCTTACGAAGAGCCAACATTAAAGGAATGGATTAATGCACGTGGTATCATTAACGGAGACGTTAAGAAGAACGGCGAGATGATCGCCGGGTACGCACAGACATTCTATTCCGCATTGAAGGGAGCAGTATAATGGGTATTTTTACCTCTAAGTTGCTAGGAGAAACCATCGGCGGTGTCTTCGGAGTGATTGATGATCTACATATGTCAGGAGAAGAGAAGGCAGACGCTAAGTTTCGTATCTCTCAACTGGCGGCACAAGCAGACATCGCACAGATCGAAGTTAATCAGCAGGAAGCCAAATCAGGTATGTTATTCGTATCCGGTTGGCGTCCCTTTATCGGTTGGACATGTGGTTCCGCATTAGCGTGGACATTCGTTATATCCCCCGTAATTCAGTCTGTGATATTTTATATCGCAGAGTTTTCGGGCAACGAGATTGATCGGAGCGGATTACCTGCATTTGATCTAGCAGTCCTTATGCCTGTATTGTTGGGTATGCTTGGCTTAGGTACAATGCGCACATACGAGAAGGTCAACGGCGTCGAGCGCCAGACTATGAACGTACAAGAGCGTGTTAAGTCCGTATTCAAGAAAGGAAAGACACGGGATGCCGCGTAAAGCGGATACCCGGTCACAGCGTAATAAGGTTCGCCGTATGGCCCGTACTCAGCAGAGGCGGGCCACTATGGAAAGACAACGTATTACGGTTGATGATGCAGCGGTTACACAGGAAGTGGTAGAGGAAGCCAAAGAAATAGCTGTGACTACTGTAGCCAACAGTGGCGACATCATACAAATTAACAACGGTGATGCTAATGTATTACTAGAGCAGGAGATACAAGACCTGCGTAGTAGACTAGATAACCTAGAAACACCATAAGGAGGCCAACAAATTGGCGAATTTTAACTATTTTACTGCTCAGGCGACGGTTACGGATGCATCCTACGTCGAACTGGCAGCAGAGCGATCCCTTGATAGAGGTATTGCTATATTTGCAGAACCCGGTCAGGCCTTTTGGGTCAGTGTCGGACATGAGACAGCGACAGATGCTACTTCCATTCAAATCCCTGCTGGTGGGTCACTCGTACTTGATCCTCCTCCTCGTGGGCCTATTCAGGTTAAAGCCGTGTCTGGGTCTATCACTATGTACATGGTATCATCATAATGTTACAGATTAATCTTCCCGGTTTTGGTGGCGGCGGTCTTACTGACGCCGACATCCAGAGCATCATTGCTTATGATAAAGTGACCTTCTCTAACACAGAGATTGCTCCACTAGACCCCTCTAAGGTTACTCTAGTCCGGGCCGATTTCTATGAAAGTACCTTCGATACCGGAGGAGACTACTGGATTTGGGATACCACTCTTACAGCAGCGGATTTCTTACTAGACCCTCTACAGGGTGTTACTATTGAGTCTACGTTCCCCGGAGCACCTGCGGGTGGTTGGCGAAGGGTGTACGGTGGCCCTGTATCTGTACGCTTCTGGGGTACACGATATGTAGCCAACTATGATAATGGCCCTCGCATTAATGCAGCCCTGTCATATCTAAAGCAGAGGCATGAGCTTCCTCAAGGTGGCTGGTACTCTCCATTGGACTTCAATGATCGTATCTGGGATGTCCGTGAACCACTCAACCTAACTGATCTCACAAATCCATACTTCACTATTCAAAATGGTGGCGTGTATATCAAGCACTCTGGATTAGGCTTAGATTATTCTGGTACAGTGCGTCCACGAGCTATCAACTTTACTATAATCGGTCACATTACTCTTATGCCTTCCGTAGGTATCTGGTTAAGTAGGCGTGACAACGGTTCAGGCGGCTTCCCTGCTGCGGCAGAGGGAGACTTCATTAACTGTAAGGCTCTTGGATATTATGACAAAGCTGCTCTAATCAATATGGCCTCTGAGGTCGTAGATTACGGTTTCCTCGTTGTAGAGAACAAGAACCCGGCTGTGGACGCTTACGCGGCTATGTTCGTATCTACTATGCAGTCTATCATTAACAAGACTGGTAGTGCGGTAACGTCCACCTTCGTAACGGTTCCCGATGAAACCACGGGTAATCACTCTAATATCGGACATATGTTTAGTCGATTAGACGTTCGTCGTCCGTTTGCTAAACCTTCGGTCACTTCTATTACTAATTCTTCAACGCCTCTCGTTACTGTTTCATCTATCGGTAGTCTGGTAAACGGTGACTTCGTTCACTTCACTAATGTAGTAGGTATGACGGAACTCAATGGCAACAGCTATGAGATTTCTAATGTGATTGGTAATACCTTTAACCTTGTTGGAGTAGATACCACCCTATTCGGTACATTCTTATCCGGTGAGGCTAAGACCCGTACAGGGCCGGGTATATACATTCAAGGAGTTACTGACTTCATATCCGCTTCTGGTTATGGGTTGGTTGCTGGATCACCTATGGTCGAAGTTGAGTGTGATATTGCCCCTCCTGTTATTGGAGTTAACATCTCTATGGACGTTGAGAACGATCCTCCGTCTCTCGTAGACTTCTTGTGCACGACAACTGAGACGATCAGCGGCTTCAAGTTCCACAATACTAACAAGAACCAGTTCATTACAGACGCCCCTTGGCGTATTATTGGTGGCGGTGATGTTAATATTGATGGTGGTGAGTTCATAATCGACAGTATGGCAGGCGGTGTCCCACCTAACGGTGAGTTCAGTCCAGCCGGAGACTTCGCGTTGAACAGCGTTAAGCGTAAGGTTCCCTTTACGGCAGCGGCTACAGCCGCCACAGACTTCCGTGTCCTCCCAAAGGGCGGTTCCTTGTATGTATCCGAGACAGATATTGAGACCCATTACGGGGGTCAGTATCGTTACGGGGCTAACTTCGACGCCATTGAGCTTGAACCCGGTACAGATGTCCGGTTCACAGAAGGCTTCCGAGCTACAGACGAAGCATACATGTTCTTTGATCGCTCCGGTAATCAAGAGCGTCAAGTACAGCTTGTAACCACAGCTACCACAGGACAACTTACAAACATTGCTCATGCCATTAACACCACAGGCAAGACCTTGGGTAAGATCGTCGTGAATAGTGGTTCTGGGCGTATTGTGTACGCTACAGGTTCCGCTGCTGGCGATCCGTGGCATGATGGTAATAACATCCTGCGTCATACGCCCGCTTAGAGCCTCCCTGAGAGCCTATAATTCTCCCCGGTGTAACCCTAGCGGTTTCTCCGGGGACACAGTGTGTGCCTAATCCTTGGTACACTAGCGTTCGATCTATTAATGGAGATTACTAATGGATTATACTTTATACCTCATACACTACTATTCGGTCTTCGCTAAGGAGATTACAGCAGCAGTAACATCAGTTGCGATCTACGCGACTTACTGTATAGGCGTACTCAAGGCGTTCAACTATGATTAAGACAGCACTGATCGTACTCGGCATTGTTACAGTGAGCTTAGCAGCAGGTGTAGTATTTACACTATACGCTATACGCAGAGCCTTTCATAACGGTTTCTACTAAGAAAGGATCAGGGCGTATCCTTTCGTAAGAACACGATTAAGAAAAAATGATTTAGAATTACGAGGGGGTATCTAACACATACCCCGCTCGGATTTCCCCCGTGTACCCCTCGATCGTGACTGGGAAAC